TGCTTGGTATACGCCATTGCACGAGCCAAGCCCTTGGTATAACGAGCCGACAGGCTGTCATACAGGTTATCTTCGACCGCTTCTTCAGTGATCGAGAAACCCAGAGCGATGGTTTCGTGGTTGTAGCGTGCGGTCCATGCTTCCTGCGCATTGTCATACGCAATTGCAGAACCTTCGTTTTTCACCGGAGCTGCCGAGAAGCCGGACAGCTTGGTTTCTTCTTCGAACGAACGCTCGGAAGTCTCAGTTTCGTAGATTTCCTTGTGTTCTTCGCCGTAACGAGCATACTCCAGACCGAACAGTGCGTTCAAGCCGGGGAGCAGCTCTTTCAGTAGTTGTGCGCGTGAAATAGCCATTATTCAGCTCCTTATACGTTGGCAGTGCCAGTCGGGTTGTAATACGAATGGCCGCCGTTATACGCCACGACGTTAGGAGCACCTTCCGTCAAAGTGATATACGGCATGTTCCACTTAACGATAACTTCGCTGTAGTTGCCGCTTGCATCAACGGTTTCTTCAACGAGGCCAACCACTCGCAGTGGCAGTGTGAACGCTGTGTTCGAGCCGGAGTCATACGCACCAATGTTCGAGTTGCCCGAAATGGTGGTGTTCGTCGAAGGCTGCGAAATTGCCAAGTTGTTACCCAGAATGGTGTTATCAATCGGGGTGATGGTGGTCGAAGTTGCACCGCCAGTCACAGCGACTTTAAACAGCGCATCAGGATCGTCAACAACGTAGGCCACGATGTTCGAAGCAACTACGCTGCCCGGATACGAGTTAGCAAACAGCAGCTGACCTGTGGACGGGTTAGTGTAGCTACAACCAACAAACACACCAACGACACCAGTGGCGGAAACAGTTGTAGTACCTGTCTCTTTCACGATGAAGCCGGATGACAAACGAACGATGTCGCCATTGTTAATGACGCCAGCGGTGTTGCTTGCAATCGGGAGTTCACGAGTTTGGCCCGCGAACACCTGACCGCCGATCAAATTGATCGGTACTAGCCCGTAGGGGGCATTTACAGTCGGATAAGCCATGTTTTACTCCAAAAAGAGTTATTTCGAACCTTTGCCAAAGCTCGTGGACGACTTTCTTTCGTTGAAGATCGGCATCCGTGGATCGCTTTGACGCATTAGATTGTTATCAACGGTCTCCATCTGCCGCTCCGCCTGATTGTTGTAGTAGGCATTTCTGCTTTCTATCATTTCTTCAGGGGCGCTGCACAACATCAAGCCGCCGATTTCAATATTGCCGTTTGCATTTGGCGGAAGCATTAGCTCCGGGTGGTCCTCAGCACGTACAGGTTCCCAGCCCTCACGTCGACGTGTCGAGACGTTGGTCGCCATCGACTGTCCGAGAAGCTGTGTTGCAACCCACCGAAACCGTTTCCCCGGTTGAGGGGTTGGGTCTGGCAGATGCGAAGGGGGAACATACACATGCCTAGCTGTTTTTTCGCGTGTCGCTACGTCACGAGGGGTACGATCAACCATTTTGTGCCTCCAATTTAGCTACTTCAGCCGCGTACTGCTGCGGGGTTAGTCCATACTTCTTTGCCAGCGTTAACTGTCTTGGCGTCAACTGGATTTTCTTTGTTCCAGACGAACGAGAAGCAGGCGCTACCACTGCCGCAGGTTTCTTGGATGAATCGCTGGATTTTTGCGACGGCTGTTCTCTTTGCTGCCCGAATAGCTCGGGGAAAGTTGCCGTCATGCGCTCGTCAATTTGAGCGAAATACTCGTCGGTACGCGGGTCTACCCCTGCGGTGACTAGCTTGTGATGCAGCCCTAGTGCGTAGCTGGTGTATTCTTCAAACCCCGGTGATCCGTACCACTGGTTTCTAGCCTGCCAGCGCAGGGACCGCTCGTCCGGCTGCACCTGTTGGGGTTGAGATTGCGGTAGTTGTATCTCATTATTTTCTTCTTGTAAAGGGGCAGGACGATAATTTCGTATCTGCTCCAGTCGCATCTTGGCATCAGTCAGGGCTTCTTGAGCGGCAATGATGGCGTCTGTGTCAAACGACTCATGCGCATCCTTGTACATCCGCTTGGCCGCTTCCAGCTGGGCTTCCGCTTCCCGTTTGGCCGTACCGATATAGACTTCCTGCCCGTAGTTAACCGTCTGCTTTAGCTTCTTGTTCTCTTCGGACATGTACTGCAACAGACGCTCCATCTCCTGCGCCTGCCGCTCTAATTCTTCCTTACGACGACGTTCGTCGTGACGGGCATGTGTTAACTCTTTGATACGAGTCTGCACCTTGTCCGAGTACGACTCAATCTCGTCGTCCGTGGGGTCGGCCACTTCCTTGTCTAACGGCTTACGCCCGCGATCCCGCTCTGGGGTGTCATCGATGACTTCAATCTCGACATCGCCACCTTCAGCAAGCACTTCGACTTCGTTGGCAGGCGACTCTTCCTTTTCGTCAGGAAACTTGAACTCTTCTAAATTACTCATTTGATAACACCTCCTGATTAAGCGCGGGTAATGCCGCGAGGATCATCCACCACACCCTCGACCTGATCGTCGTTGATGAAGCGGAATTCTGTGCCGTACACCTTTAGACGGGTGCCAGCGTATGCTCGGACGAGAATGAAGTCGCCCGGTTTACACCACGGACCTGACGGGTATTTGTCGGCATCTTTGTAAGCATCTGGGCCTACGTCGACGACAAACAACACGGTAGTCGTAAACTCTTCTTGCTTTTTAACCAACTCAGGTTTTAAGACGCTGCTATTCTCAAACGTCTCATCAGCAGGGGGCAACGTGCACAAAATCTTCCAACCAACCGCCTTGGGCAGCATGCGCCCGCGTTCTTCGATTGGAATGTCTTCGCTCGGTGCCTCGCTGGTTTGAATCGCTTCCGGCATTCGCACGCCCGGCGGTAGCAGCAAATCACTCATCTTCGTCATCTCCTTTTTGGGCTTTCTCAACAAGATCAATTAAGTGGCGCTCTGCGAGAGCTAGACCTTGAATAACCCCGCAGAGATGTTTATAGGAGGAGAAGTCGGAACACTGGCCGGTGGCTACGTCATCGGCGTAGTTGTTCATTTCTATGCGTAACTTATCGCGCAGTACGCCTGCGAAAGAGTCGATCATTTGTTAGGTTTCTCCTTTTTGCGGGAATCACGATAGGCGTTCAACTGGTTCACCATCGCCTGCTTACGCTGGAAGTCAGACTGCTCACGTGCTTTAGCCGCTTCCAGCCCCAATCGCACGCCTTCCCGTTCTTGCTCACCGGCAACACGTGCTTTGATTTCTTCGATCTGGGCTTGGGTCTTCATCCCGTCTAACTGCAACTGCCCATCCAGACGTTCTCTATCCAACTCAAGGCGGTCGGCTTGCGCTGACGCATCAAGTGCAATCTTCTGCTGTTTCAATTGCAGTTCCTGCTGCTTCAACTGCAACTCTTGCAGCTGCATCTGAACCAGCGGGTCTTGTGCTTGCTGTTGCGCCTGTTGCTGCGCAGCTTGCGCTTGGCTCTGCTGTAGTACTTGCTGTGCTGCTTGCGCCATCATGGTCGACAGTGCAACTTCAACCTGCGGCGGGAGTTGTTCATCTTCTGGCGGCAACGAGAACCCAAGTTGCTGCTCGATCTTCTGGCGGTACAAGAACCCTGCGTGTTCGGCAATGTGTGCCGTCATCGCTGCTTGAATCTGCGGTGCTCTCGGGTTCTGCCCAATTAACTGCATAACTAACGGGTCCTGCATCGCTGACATATGCACACCAATGTGCGACTGATGGTCTTGGTACAAGAACGCTTTTAACGGCTCACCCTTCAGACACGCCATGTTTTCCGACACAGGGTCTTTGGGTTTCTGATCGGACGGCAAGGGCACCAACTTCTCAGCGTTCTTAATGTTCAGCACGTCCAACATCGCACGGTGTAACTCTGGCAGGTCGTAAATGTCCGGTGCCATCTGCGCCATCTGAATGACTGCCTGATACTGCACCACCCGTTGCGACATAGTGGACGCATTCGGGTCTGACACAGGAATAACGTCGACCAGATCGTAGTCATCCTTCTTGGCTTTCTTAGTACCGTACTCCGGTGTGTAGTCGTAGTCTGGGTCAGTGAAGTCGCGGATGATGTCTTTTAACAGCTTAAGTTCTTTCTTCATCGCGAAGTGAACTCGTGCATGCACCGCTGTTAAGACTTTCAACTGGCGCTCAAGAAGAGCGAGGGTTGTGCCAACCGGTGCCTGCGCAGACATGTCCGAAATCTTCATGTCCGCTGTTGCTGCAAACCGACGGCCTTCTTCAACGATGGTGTTCATCAACTGGAACAGTGTCGCTGATGGCTCCTTATAGGGGAGAGGGAGGATCGAGTCTCTGATGTTGCCCGAGGCCACATCCACATCACGCCACTCACCCGGCGCAATCGGTGTGTCGTCTCCCTTGATACGCAGACCACGTGACTTCAAACCACCGGGCAAGTTCGACAATGTGCCGGAGTCAGTCAACTGCCTCATCAGCGATGTGGCGTTCTTAGCGAACCCCCCGATCAGATGGAACAGACCGAAGCCATACGCACCAAAGCCCGGCACGTACTGGTAGTGCACGAAGTGCTGACGCTTTAGACGCAGGGAATCATCTTCTAACCAGTTACGACGAATCGCCAGTATGGTGTTGGTGCCCTTAATGATCGTAACAACGTATGGCAGGGCGATGCCTGTCTCTTCGTTATCGTCGTTTTTGTCTTCAAACCCTTTCAGGTTCAAGTCAACGTGGCACTCCAGCAAGACATAACGGTCATCATTTAAATCATGAAACCCAGTCTCTTTGTCTTTAGCTTGCTTAATCTCATCTTGCGATTTCGGTGGATCAGGCAACTCAAGGTCGCGGTAGAACCCGCCTTGCTGGAGTTTGACGATCTCGTTCTTGGTCTTACGCATCACGTGTGTAAGACGGTGGCAGGTGTCTAAGTCAGTCGCCCCATACGGCAGGATGATGTCTTCTGCGGGTATGAACATCGCCACTTGACGACCGAGGTTGGGGTCGTAGTACACCTTCTTAAACGCCGAACCTGTGGCTGGCAGCGACCACAGCATGCGCTCGTGTTCTGGCCGGTACTCGGTCATGACCTCGGTCAACTGGAAGTTCATGTCTTCCTCGACCCGCACTGCTGCTTCTTGAATCTCCGGCGTGTCTTTACCAATGATCTTGGTCCGCACAGGGCCTTGAGCCGGGAATGTCTCGGTGATCGTCTCAGCTTGAAAGCGGACCACCGCTTCGGTAATCATCGGGTGGAACACGCCGCAAGCACCGCTCCACGGCTCAGTGCGTTCTTCGATCTGCAAGCCTAGAAGTTTCAACCCTTCTACGTATGCTTTCTCCCATTCTTTACGGGAGTTCTTATCGTTAACAATGTCTTCCTCAAGATCGCCTGCAACAGACAGAAGAACGTCGTCGTCCACGAAGTCCGCAAGATTGGCGTTAAACGTCTCCGCCGTTGTAGGTTCAGGAAGAAGCGCAATCTCAAGACCGTCTGTCTTGATGTTAACTTCCTCGGGGTCAACAATCTCGATCTCAAGGTCGGGTTCTCCTTCCGTTAAAGATGCCAAACCCGTAGGGGCGGTGTATAAGCTCTTATCGATTGCCATGATGCGTCCTTATCAGTAATACGCTGCCTTACGCGGGATGCTGTATCGAACATCATCCGGCTCGTCTGTATCTAATGAAATAAATCCCCCCTGCCGAAACCGCAGAAGGGCTTGTGAGGTGGTGTCAACAAAGTCGTCATGCTCGCCCACCGGGAAGGCCGCTACTTCTTCAATAACTTCTCGCGCCCAGCGGGTATCAGGTGCCCAGACTTTACCAGAGGTAAACAGGTCTGCAATAGCATTAACTCGGACCATCTTGTCGTTGCCGCGACTGGGGCTGAACTCTTGAACCGGTATACCCATCGCCCGCAGTTCTTGGATGAGGGGCGCACCGGCTGCCTTTTTCTCCACAATGAACGCATCAGGCTCCCACTCCTTGTAGTGCTTCAGGGCGGCTTGTTTTAAATCTGGAAACGCCATCCGTTCTTTAAACGCGTCCAGCAGAACGACTTGGGCTTGGTCGTTCTCTTCCTCGTTGTAAAACACGCCCCATGTGGTGCAAGCAGAAAAGTCAGACGAGTTCTTGGTCTCATACGCCGTATCCCACGACTGGATGATGTACTCGCAGCGTGGGGGTTCTTCCGGCTCCCATATCCGCCAGTGCTTTCTGGCAATAATGGCGCTGGATTCTGACGTGGGCTGCTGCATGTACTGCGCGTTCCAATACCGAGGGTCAAGCGACGCCTTGGTCTTCTCCAGCAAATCAATCGGCCACTGCTCCGGCCAGAGCGACTTGCCCGACGGCAGGATCGCCGGTAACTCCACGATCTCCCACGGCTCGGCCTCTGGATTTCGAATCTGGTAATCGATAAGCCGCCCGGTCAAGTCCAGCAACGACCAGCGTGTCATGATGACAATGATTGCCCCTCCGGGCATCAGACGCTGCAAAGGACCTGTTTGGAACCACGCCCACGCCGTATCGAACGCCAAGCGGCTATTAGACTTTACGTCCTGTTCTGAGTGGGGATCGTCAATTACAAACAGATCAGCACCACGACCGGCCAGCGCACCGCCCACACCGGCTGCGTAATACTGGCCGCCTGCACCGGTTGACCACTTGCCTGCCGCCTTCTGGTCTTCTGCCACACGAGTGTCTGGAAACAGCTCTTGGTACTCGTCGGACTCGATCAAGTTCCGAACACGCCGACCGAAGTCTTCAGATAAGGACGCGGTGTGGGTTCCCATGATGATCTTCTTTTCCGGGAACTTGCCAAGAAAGTAAGCTGGGAACAGGTAAGACGAGAACTCGGACTTACCGTGACGTGGCGCGATGTTGATGATGACGCGCTTCTTCTTACCCGCAATCACGTCCTCGAAGATGCGGGAGAGTTTCCTGTGGTGGGGGCCGATCTTGAACCCCGGATAGACGTGAGTGGCAAAGCCCAGCATCGAGTCCTTGCCAATCTGTTTGGACGCTCGCGCTGCCCGCTCTTCCAAGTCCCGCAGCAGTTCTGCCTTTTCTTGGGGGGATAGTGTGGGCAGTACCTGTTGCAGCGCCCGTATTTCTTCAGGACTCAGTATGGGGCTCACTGGCGTCCTCGTCCGTGTCTACCGGTTGACAATCGATCTCCTGCACTTCTCTGATGTCGGTGATGTCCACGATCTTCGCCATCTTGCCCAGTTTTTCCTTGATCCGGGCTTCCAACTCAGCGTCGGTCATCTCGCTCT